CCTCGGTCCGCGCCATATCCTATCCAGGAGGAGCAGGTCGAGCCGCCGGCAATGAAGACGATCCCTCCGGCGGCCCTCACGCCGGAGCAGAGAGAGCAGAACCGGCGCAATGTCAGGGCGCTGCTGGACAAGATCGGATAGATCATCTCCGCCCGGCGCCGCGGCGGTCTATAAGTGTCGGAGCCATAGCACCTCCTTATTCAGGCCCGCCGGGAGCCGCATTAGGAATCCCGGCGATCGATGCGATGGCGAACCAGGCGGACGACATGATGGATGAATTCGATCGATGGATTGTGAGGATTATCAAGGCCATCATAATCGTGGCGCTGCTGGCGGCCCTGCTGGCCGTATTGGAATGGCGCTTCGCCCCCGACCCGCCGCGGCGCGAGCCCCGGCAATTCACCGCGGAGGAAAAGCGCTGGGTCACCGAGCGCCTCAAATATCACGGCATATCGGGCGCTGTAATCGAAGACGGGCAGCACTACTTTTACCGGGACGGAAAGCGATGCAGGCTGTAAAACCCGAAGAAGCGCGCCCCTTTATTTGGGTCTGCGGCCAGTGCGGCAGCCGGGCGATTTACCGCGATGAGGACCACGCCGAAGGCGATTACTGCATCGCCTGCCGGATCTGCGGCAACCGGTATTATCCCGACGCCGGGCTCCCGGGGCGAACCGGCGAGCTCGTCGTCATCCGCGGGGATGAGGCGGTTCAAGATAGCCGCCAGAAAAAGGTGGGAAAGGCCATGCGTTACCCGCAAACGTATCCGCCGCGCAAAGTGTATGTCGCGTCGCCGCCGCCTTCCCCGGACGGTGCAGGCCATTTCAAAAGCGGGCGGATGGACAACATCGTAACGGGGCCGGGCAGATCCGGCACCGGAGAATCAGGGAGGTGTGTCATGCCACAATCGAGAACACGAGCGTGCAGGAACTGCGGCCGGGTGCTCACCATCCTCCGCGACGGCTGCTGCTGGACCTGCTGGCGGGCGGGCAAGGGGCTGGTCGGCAAGGAGAAGGAAGCCGCCCTGGCCGCCATCAAGGAGAAGATCGAAAGAGGGCTCATCTATTGCGGTGGCCATAGACGGAAACAGACCCCGGCCGCTCCGGCGGCAAAGGACAGGGCAGCGGCGCCGGAGAAGCCGGCATTGAAAGCGCCGGTACCGGCCAGCGCGGCAAAGGGCGGCCGTGCAGCGGGCCCGGGAGGGAAGCTTCCGGATGTCGATCCCTCCGCATACCCTCCCGGCGCGGTGGATCTCGTTGAATTGCCGGCGGGGCCGACGATTCCCGTAACGATAAAACTCGTGATCGAGATCGGTGTCAGAATCGCGGGATTGGGCGCGGACCGCAGCGCCGAGGCGATCAAGGGCGTGACATGCTGAATCCGGGCTTCAAAGTGATCTGGCGGAAGAACAAGAGCGATATCCTATCGATGCTGAGGGTCATCGGGCCGCCGGTCAAATGCCCACATTGCAAAACCCCAGTCGCCGAGGGCGATGTCATGACGATCCTCACCAGGTGCAAGAACTGCGGTAACTGGGTTTATGCTGAAAAAAAAGTTGACAATGCTGAAAAAAAGTAGTTAGTTATTACCAAATTAAGGCGGCCTGCCCGCAATACGGAAATAGCGAACGGCTCTTGCAGCCCGGTTCCGGAGAGGAAACTCCCCGGGGCCGGGCTTTTTTCGTTTTGGAGGTCCAGACATGGCCAGTCGGAAAATAGAAGATCTGACGCCTGAGCTCCAGAAACGGTATCTCGACTTCGCCGTCAAGATGGAGGCCGCGGGGATCCCCTTCATGGTCACCTGCACGGCCCGGACGGTCCGCGAGCAGCTCGCCCTGTACGCCCAGGGCCGTGAGAAACTGGACTGGGTCAACACGCTCCGCAAGCGCGCCGGCATGGCTCTGATCGGCTGGGAGGAAAACACCCGCAAGGTCACCTGGACCCTCCAGTCCAAGCACCTGATCGACCTGGACGACAACATCCCCGAAAACGACAAGGCGAGGGCCTTCGACATCGCCATCACCCGCCTGGACGGACAGCCCTACTGGGATCTCAAGGCCGACGTCAACCGGAACAACATCGCCGACTACGACGAGGCCGGACGGATCGGCGAATCGGTAGGCCTCCGATGGGGCGGGCGCTTCCCCAGCCCCGACCGGCCGCATTACGAGGTGTGACATGGATCGCCCGATACTCTGCCCCGGCGATGAATTCGCCACGAAAAACCCGATGGCCCTGGGCGCCGTGATCAATTTCGTGCAGGCCGCCAAGTCCGTGGACAACGAGAGCGAATACTCGCACACGGGCATCATCCTCGACCCGTTCGGCGCTACGCTGGAGGCCCTCTGGACGGTGGAGTCGCAGAACCTCTGGGAGGCGTACGCCGGCGACAAGATCCTGATCGTCCGGAACATCAATATGAACCCGGACGTTTACGCGGCGGGCGTTATGAAGATCCGGAAGCATATCGGGCAATGGTACCCGGCGCATCGGCTGCTGTTCCATTTCCTCGGCCTGGCTAAGTGGGTCCACTGGGACCGGATCGTTTGCTCGGAATTGACGGCGAAATTCGAGGTCGGCTGCGCTGAGTTCATGGGCCCGGACCGGACGAGCGGGTTCATGCGGAACTATTACGGCGTGAATCCCGACAACCTGGTCGACCGCTGGAAACTCAGCCGGTATTTCAACATCGTCTTCGAAGGACTCGCCTGAAAGGAGGCCCGGTCATGAAACGAATGACATTGACGATCCTGTGCATCCTGCTGCTGGCGGGATGTTTCGCCCATGAGGATATATTCCGGACGTCGGCGAAAATCCCCGCCGTCCCCGAGGAGCCTCACTATCGGCAGATCGTCGTCCATCCGATCGACGGCGGCCTGTGCATGGATACGGAAAACGTCGCGATCCTCATGCAGAACATCCAGGCGCTCCGGGGCTACTGCGAGGAGCTGCGGCGGATCCTGCGAGATCTGAAGGAGGGCGGCGAACGATGATGGATAACTGGTCGCTGTTTATTTTCCTGGCCGGACTGGTCGCGGCCTGGAGCGTGGTCATGATGGGGGTACAAAAATACATGATGGCTGCCGGATTCCGCGCCCTCGGCGAGCAGATCGGCGATATCCGGAAGGCGACGGAAAAAATAGAAAAGTTCGAACGCGAGCTCCTCGAAATGAAGGCCGACCTCCCGTTGAACTACGTGCGGCGGGAGGACGCAATCCGTCAGGAGACGGTCATGACCTCCAAGCTGGACACGCTGGCGGCGAAAATAGACGCCCTCCGGGCGGAACACTACAGATGGCGGGAGGACTACGATGAGTCCCACGAATGATTGTCCCATCGATATGGAAGCGGCGACCCGCGGGCGGATGCGTTGGCTGATCGTCGTCGCCCTCAACGCCGCCCGGCCCATCGGCACCGCCGAGGGAATCATCCTCTCGGCCATCCAGGGCGCGGTGCCGTCGGCCACCCAACTGGAGATCCGGCGGGAGCTCCAATATCTCGAGGATCGCGGCCTGGTCGAGATCGAGGGCAAGGGAATGCTGCCGGAATGGCATGCGCAGCTCACGCATCACGGCGTAGACATCGCGGAATACACCGTTGAGTGTTATCCGGGAATCGACCGCCCGAAGAAATGGTGGTGACATGCCGGCAAGATCGAAGATCACACAGCTTCCTCCGGAGATCAAGGAGGCGGTCGACCGTCTCCTGATCGAACGAGGATTCTCCGGATATGCCGGCATGGCCGATGAGATCAATGCCATGCTTGCCGCCGCCGGTTTGGAGATCACCCTCTCCCATTCCGGCCTGCACCGCTACGGCCAGGACTTTGAGGAGCGCATCGCGGCGATCAAGATCGCGACGGAGCAGGCTACGGCGATCACTGATGCGGTCGGCGATGACGCGGGGAAGATGGGAAATTCTCTGCTCGCGTTGGTCCAGCAAAAGGCATTCAACGTCCTGGTCAAGATGAAGGACCTGGAGCCCGAGGATATCGATTTCAGCAAGTTGACGGTGGCGATTGCAAAGCTGAACAACGCCGCTGTCGCGCAGAAGAAGTGGATGGCCGAAACGCGGGCAAAGGCGACGGCTGCGGCCGACGAGGTGGTCAAAGTGGCGAAGAAAGGCGGTCTCTCTGAGCAGACCGCCGAGCAGATCCGGAAGAAGATCCTGGGGATCGTGTGATGACAGAAGTTCAGGCAACCGATTTCGATCTCGCGCGGGGCGCCACGGGCGTCCTGTTGCCCTACCAGGCCCGCTGGGTCGCGGACAAATCCCCGGTGAAATTCATGGACAAATCCCGCCGTGTGGGCATCTCCTGGGCCGAGGCCGCGGACGACACCCTCTACGCCGCGGAAAAGGGATCCGGCGAAAAGCGGAACGTCTGGTACATCGGCTACACCAAGGACATGGCCCTGGAGTTCATCGGCGATTGCGCGAACTGGGCGCGGGCGTACAACCTGGCGGCCTCCGCGATGGAGGAGTATGAGGAGATCGACGAGACGGAAGACGGCGGCGTGGTGAGCGAAAAGAAGATCCTCGCCTACCGGATCACCCTCGAATCGGGCTGGCGGATTACCGCCCTCTCCAGCCGGCCCACGAACCTCCGCGGCAAGCAGGGCCGCGTGGTCATCGACGAGGCCGCCTTCCACGACGACCTGGCCGGCCTCCTGAAGGCCGCGATGGCGCTCCTTATGTGGGGCGGCGACGTGCGCGTCATCTCCACCCACTTCGGCGACACGAACGAGTTCAACAGCGTCATCCGGGACATCCGGGGCGGGAAGAAGCCCTACAGCCTCCACCGGGTGGACTTCGACGACGCCCTGGCCGACGGCCTGTACCGGCGGATCTGCGAGGTCCTGGGCCGCGAATGGTCGGCCGAGGCCGAGGCCGCCTGGCGCCAGGGGATGATCGATTCCTACGGCGAGGACGCCGACGAGGAACTCTTCTGCGTGCCCAGCCAGGGCACGGGAACGTTCATGACCCGGGCGTTGATCGAGACGTGCCTGTCGCCCGATATCCCCGTCATCCGCTACGAGAAGCCGACGTCGTTCGCCGAGCTGCCCGATCATATCCGGTTCGCCGAGGTCAAGGACTGGTGCGAGGAAGTGTTGGATCCGCTCTTGCGCGCCCTGGATCCGGAACGAAACGCCGTCGTCGGCGAGGACTTCGGCCGCACCGGCGACCTGTCCGTCTTCATCCCGCTCCTGGAGCAGCAATCAGCCAACTGGCGCGCGCCGTTCCATCTGGAGCTGCGGAACATCCCGTTCCAGCAGCAGGAGCAGAGCTTCTTCTATATCTGCGACCGCCTGGCGCGGTTCCGTTTCGCCGCCCTGGACGCCCGGGGCAACGGTCAGTACCTGGCCGAACGGGCCATGCAGCGCTACGGCGCCGGCCGGATCGCCCAGGTCATGCTGACCGAGCAGTGGTACCGGGAACACATGTACCGGTATCGGGCCGCCTTCGAGGACAAGACCATCCTGCTGGCGCGGGACGCCGACGTCATCGAGGACCACCGGGCCTTCAAGGTGATCCGCGGCGTCGCGAAATTGCCGGATGTCCGCACCAAGGGGAAGGACCATAAGAAGCGCCACGGCGACTCCGGCGTCGCCGGCGCGATGGCCTGGTTCGCCGTTTATCAGGAGTGGGGCGGGGTCATCGAATACGAATCAACCGGGACCACGCGGGTCACCTCCGGGCGCAGTATGAGCAACTATATGGGGCAATGACATGGCCGAAGACACGATAAAAAAACCGCCCGTCACCACCGACGAGATCGCCACGCTCGCCAAGGATATCGACATCTTCGCGGGCTGGCTCCGCCGCCTGGAGAACCCCGATCCGGTCTTGCGCACCGAGGCGGCCGGCAAGGGGCTGAAGCTCTACGACGAGGTGGACCGGGACGCCCACGCCGGCAGCGTGCTGCAGCAGCGGATCCTGGCCGTGGTAGGGAAGGAGTGGGACGTCATCCCCGCGGAATCCGCCCGGAAGAGCGGCCGGCCCGCCTCGACCACCCGG